AATTCTCCGAAATACATCTCGGCAAGATCATCTCTGCCCTGTTTAAGTGCTGCCTGATAAAGGCTCCAGGTAGCTGCTTCCGGCAGGGTACGCTCTGCTATCTGTTCCTTAACTGCGTCTTCTGTCTGATCCGCGTCCTGAACACCAAGGATATTATCCCTGATCCAGAGATCGGGCATAAGAGGAGTGGCCCCTTCTCTTGCTATCTGGGCCATCGAGTACTTGGACATATCGTCCTGCGGCAATTTAGCCATTACCGCTATCTCCACATCCCCTCCGTCCTTAACTCTTTTGGGCGTTATCTTCTCTGAGAAATACATCCGGTTATTATCTCTTCCTGACAGTTCAATAGCCTTGAACCGCTCGGAGGAATACTGGTCTACCAGCAGGTTACATATCTGTCTGTAGGCTTTTTCCATTGCGAAAATTCTTGGAGAAAGCACGGTTTCAACGCCTTGTCTCAGGGTATTTATAGCAAACCCTGACAACTGGAACTGTAGTTCTCCGTATACCGAATGAGGTATGGAGCCTCTCTGCATCTCCCCTGACACCATGCCCATATAGGCACCGCTTTCCCTGGACATCTCAAGCAGTCCAAGCGGTTCCACGTCTTCTCCCTGGGCCAGTGCTATCTCGGTACCTTCCTTGTAGGGATCTTCGTCCAGTACCTTTGAGCCGTCCCTCGAGCGTATCTTGAGTCCCTGCCTTCGGCTTCTCGCCACCAGCTCGAGCATGGTACTCATCATGAAATTATGTTTTTCGTACAGTTCTCTTGTGGACTTATATACTGATTCCCCGAAATCCCCTACGGTATCTTCGATAGAAGACCATTCTAGGGACTGTATCAGGGGCCCCGATCCTACTGGTCCGATAAATACAGGCACCCCGTCATGTCCGTGTTTGGTACGTTTCTTAATAGTTCTGTGAGGGATAACGACAAAGTTATCTTCCCGGTCATAGAAGTCATAGACATCCACACCGTTTTCTAAGTCTCTTGAATCTCCCAGTCTTACGCCGTACTGGCTTTCTATTTCCTCTTTGGTTTTCTTGACCTTATAGCAGGCCCATGAAAGTCCGTCACTATCCGTACCCCAGAACGTGTGCATCGGGTCCCAGGGCGTAACGTCTACAAACGTCTCTTCGTCCGATTTCTTTACGAGCAGGGCTCTTCCTGCGTACCACCCTCTCAGGGTGATATACCACGCAAGCTGGCTTTGTAGGGACGGCATAAGTTTCATACTGAGCCGTTCATCTGCTGCACGAAGTGACCCGATCAGGAACCGTTCCTTATCGTTATTGATCTCCCGGGAGTTCCTCGGGTTGCCGTTGGGCGGAATACGGACGATTACTCCTGCCGAGGTGAGCCAGGATATGATCTTATCGGCGTATGTCTGCGCCTCATTGGAGGTATACGACTGGTATCCGTCCCCTGCGTCGTATGGTTCCAGCCTGTATAGCTGGTGATCGGAGTCCATTCTCTGCCGAAGCGGTTCTGTTGCCTGGTAGTGGTCTTCTACCAGTGTTACTATATCTTCGACCTTACGTTTGGACACGTTACTTCCACCTTTTGACCTTAATAAAGCTACGGCTTGTAACGTACCCATAGCCATAGCGGTCTATCAGGCCATATATAACAGCCTTAACGGCGTGGTTGTTTTTATCTTCAGGAGTCTCACCCACTATATTACCATCTCTGTCGGTTTTCCATCTATAAGCGCGACTTTGTCCGTCAATTGGGCTTTGAGCGACCCCGAATTCTGACAAAATGCCCTGACATGAGGGATTAAAAACGATTTTTGGCACATTAGTTGTCGGATCAGGGCGTAAAAAGCCTTTAAGTCTTTCGGTTCCTTCGTTTATCCGAATCTTCTTAGCGTCAAGGTACACTCCGCTTTCGAGCCATATCTCCGCGGGTGCGCTCATAGCCTGGTGTTGGTACCCTGCTATATCTATCGCGCCTCCGACAACGTCCTGCCACCACTGCCTGGACTTGGCTATCTCGATCATTTCAGCGGTGATAAGTCCCTGCTCGAAAATCTCGTCTATGATGTTAACCTGCCCGTTTATCTCCTGTGCCACCTCGACGGCATAGGCTCCTGCGTAACCCGGGTCCATCCAGAGGTAGACTGGTTCTCCCTTGACCCATTTTGCCTGGTTGTCGATATGAATATCTGGGCGAAATTCCCCAAAAACCAGCCCCTGGGGCGGTGATGGTATACCTTCGATGCGTTCCATAAAGAACTCATCGGAGGACTGTGCCCTTAGTTTAAGGATTTCCGGGTCTCTCTTACCTCCGGGGTACAGATGTTTATTGGAATACGATGGAAGGGAGAAGCTTTGTTCGTCGTCAAGTGCCCCCTGGTTCCACGTTGTGAACAGTTGCGGATACCAGCCTAGAGACCCCTCGAATGTACCTCCGAGAAACAGCCATCCCCTTTTCGGAGCTACTCTGCTCCTGAGTCTGTGGAATGATTCGAGGTCTAGCTGCGACGCTTCGCATCCGATAACCCCGTCCGGTGCCTTCATGGCAAGGGTACGCGGGTCTTTTGCGGACTTAGTCTCTATTCTCGTACCGTCTGCAAGGATTATATTGCCGGGATCTACTCTTTTCGTAACCGACGCGAGTATCCCCAGTTTGGCAAAATCTTCCACCAGGTAGTTAAATTCCGCCCTGGTACGTTCATAGTCCGCTGCTACAAGCCAGTACAAACCGGGCTCTTCTGTTTCAAGAAACCGTGACACAAGATACTTTGACGCGACCATAGACTTACCTGCCTGCTCCCCGCCTGCCACGAGGATAAACCTCTTACGGCATTTAAGTATGGGCATCTGAGCCTCGGTAGGATCAAACCCAAGCTTTGAGAACAGGTATTCGGTAAGTTCAGGCTTTTCCTTAGTCAGAACCATTGGTTCCCGTCCCTTTGCCTCTTCTTCTTGCCAGCATCTTTTCTACTTCCTGTATGGCGTTTGTACGCTCGTCGATTTCCTGTATCTCTTCTTTCACCTCTGCCTTTGTCTTGTCCCTTTTCTCCATATCCTTCTTCCACTTCTTCCACTCGGTCATGAGTTCCTTGGCCCCGTCGTCCGCCCTGTATGCGTCACGCCTGTACTTCTCGGGCCAGCAGGCGTTAAGCATCGTTATCAGTAAAACAGGGTTACCGTCTGGTTTCTGTTCCCTGATCCTGTTAAGGGCAAGATCCTGTAAACCCTCCCTGAACAACTCGTTTGCCTGTTCAAACCGTACCTTGAAATTCTGTACGTCTTCGGTACGCCATTTATATATCGTTGCCCTGTCCTGACCACTGGCCTCACACGCTGACTTTATAGTCCCGGTCTTCCCATACGAAATTAGGAATAAGTCCTGTCTGGCCTTTACTCTTTGCCCTACAAGAGAATCCTTAGAAACATGCTGTACGGGCTTCTTTCTCGGCGGCCCCTTTGGTCCGCCAGTAATCTCTTTACCTTTTTTAGAATTCATAATAAACCCCTTATTATACTAACCTGACCCAGTTAGAGTTTTCAGGAAACACGTTCAGGAATTCCTTTCTTTCAAAACATATCCTGCACGTTCCCGTAACCATATCCTTCCCGTTAGGAGGAGGTATGAACCAGTAATGGTAATGCTCGGGACTGTCTTCCGCGTCCAACTTGCCGGAACGGTATTCGTAGATCCATTCCCTTAGCGTGGTCCGTGGTACCCCCAATACAACAGATATATCCCGCTGCGGAAAACCCGCATTATATCCCCGTAACGCAGACAGGATGACCTCTATCGAATATGAATACGACCTGGTAGTGCGTTCCACTATGGCTCACACCAATAAATGCCTTGTAGTATAGTTCAAGTATGTTTTGGAGACAAATTCCTTAACTCAATCAACTCAATCAACTCAATATAGCCCTATTGAGTCTATTGAGGCTATTGAGTGGGGGTACACCCATGTTTTGGAGAACAACACCCTAACTCAAGTTACTCAAATTACTCAAGATCGGGAATTTGAGTATTATGAGTATTTTGAGCAGGGGTACACCGCCGAAAAAGATGATAGTGTTTCGGAGGAAACCGATATCGCAAGAGATACAAACTTGCGACAAGCTATGAAAATAACCGTAATAACCGTAATTACCGTATCCCTCTCGCGCATATGCGCGTAAGACAGTCTTAAAGACAGTCTTACAATCCTACAGTCTTACAGAACAGAAGAGCCTCCTAAAGAGCTATTCTGTTCTGTTAACAGTGTCTATAAGAATGAATTACAGAGTAATCCGTTTTTGCGAATTCCTCCATAATTCATAGGATATAGATTACGGTAACAGTAAAATTACATGAAATTACAGTGAAATTATTTGTAATTACATGAAATTACAGCGAGATACACTGTAACAGAAAACCGCTTTAGCACAGAAATTCTGGTACGGGTACCAATATATATATATAGGGGTCTTTAAGACGTACCCCCTGGAAGCTGTACACAGCTTCCAGCACTGTGCTGATGCTGATGCTGAATCCCGCAGGCGTTGACGCGCCTGGGATTCTGCCACTGTCTTTAGCGTTTAGGTTAGCTTTACCTGGTGAACATGGCTAGCGCTGCTGCTCTGCTGCTGCTCTGGTGCTGTGCCTGGTGCTGGTGCTGCCCCTAGTGCTGCCCCCCGGTGCATTGTTTGCAAAGATTGGCGACTGATTATACATTCCGCCTCTAACTCCGCACTTGACACAGTCACGCCACTCTCACTGGCCATACTTCACAGTACAATCATAGCTTGATTTGGTAGCAGACTTGACAAACTGTGTATTGCTGTTATATCATTGTGTCAATCTTAATGAATGGAGTGAACAAATGGCATGGTCAGAAATGGATTACATTAGAACGGTACAAGGTATAGCGGAAGATGCTATAGCAGAATATCCAGACGACGACGACGGCCGCCAACAATACGTTAGCGAGTCTGTAGACGGTAGCGAGTACGTTGTTTACTACGGCGCGAATGAATTTGTGTTGAGAGCATCGCAGAACGAACCAGATGCCGCAGAAGTGCGCGCAATGTCTGCCGAGGATGAAGACTGGCGAAC